GGCGACGACTACGAGCTTCAAGACGCAATCAGCGACGTGCGTTGCAGCGGCGAGGAAACCGGCCTTTCTTGCGACTGGTCGCGCCACTACGAATCTGACGCTGTAGCAGCTAAGGCGCCGGATGGCTCATGGGTCGGCTGGACCTACTGGTACGGCGGCGGCAAGCACGGCGAGCCGGAGGCTATCGACTGGATCGAAGACGCATACGACGTGATCGTGACCGGCGAGAAGACCATCGTCCAGCGCATTTTCGCCAAAGCATAACCGAGAACAACCATGTCCACGTCAATCACGATCTTAGCCAACGGCTACATGGAAATCACCTGTGTCAATCCTGAAGCCGAGCCGCTACGCCGGCATTACGTGATCCGGCGCACGGTCGATTACCGGTCGATCCCTTGGTGCTAGGCGTGGACAGGGACGAATGCTTACGCCGCTTTATGCAGGCAGTGAGAGACGGACGCCGAGGCGACTACGGCAGCTCTAAGGCGATCGTCGAGAGCGTGAGGCAGAGAGGCGGTAACGAGGCCGCCGAGCGGGCGAAGAAGGAAGTTTGGGCCTACATAAAAAGCGAGAAAAAAGCGTGAAATTTGCCTACGCAGACCCGCCCTACCTGGGCTGTTCGCTCAAGTTCTACGGCGATCATCCGTACGCGCAAGTGTACGACTCCACGGAAGGCCATCGGGCGCTAATCGAGCGCCTGTGCGACGAATACAAAGACGGCTGGGCGCTCTCAATGACGAGCGGAAACATGCACGACCTGCTTCCACTCTGCCCTCGCGAGTCTCGAATCATGGCTTGGGTAAAGCCGTTTGCAGCATTCAAGCCGAATGTTGGCGTCGCCTACGCATGGGAACCAGTCATCGTCATGGGCGGCAGGAAGCGCACCCGCCAGCAGGATACGGTACGTGACTGGTGTGCTGTGAATATCACGCTCAAGCGCGGCTTCACCGGAGCGAAGCCGGCCGAATTCGTGTTCTGGCTGATGGACGTGCTGAACGTTCAGGAAGGCGACACGGTAGACGATTTGTTTCCAGGATCTGGCGCGGTGCAAGCAGCCATCGATGCTTACTTCGGCGCGATGACTGGGCATGTGCAAGAGGGGTTATTTGCAGACGAGAACGCATCATGAAATACGCAGCCAAAGCAGACCGCAATCAGCCCGAAGTCGTCGCAGCGTTACGCAAGATCGGCGCGAAGGTTGTACCGACCCACACAGTCGGACAGGGCTTTCCTGATCTTGTCGTTGAATACGAAGGACGCACGTTCCTGCTCGAAATCAAAGACGGAACAAAGCCGCCGAGCGCGCGCAAGCTGACGCCTGCGCAGGAAGAATTTCACGCCGCATGGTCAGGCGAGATTTACGTCGTTGAGACGATCGAGCAAGCGATTGCAGTCACCTGTCAATGGCAGGGCGCATGATGGACAAGCACATCATCATCCTAAACGAGAGCAACCGCCGCTTCGCTATCGGCGCCGTGACGCATCGCCCTGATGGTCACATTCTCACCCTCTCCGAGCCGACACGCACGCTCGACCAGAACGCGAAGCTGTGGCCGATGCTGGCTGACGTATCGCGCCAGGTTAATTGGTACGGCCAGAAGCTGACGCCCGAAAACTGGAAAGACGTCTTCACGGCTTCGCTCAAGGGGCAGAAGGTCGTTCCCGGTATCGACGGCGGATTTGTGGTCTGCGGCCAGCGGACTAGCACGATGGGCAAGAAGCTGTTTTCCGACTTGATCGAACTCATGCATGCATTCGGCGCGCAGCATGGCGTTCGCTGGAGTGCGCCGGCAAGTTACGCGGAGTACGCAGCATGACGGGGAAAGAACAAATCTTATCGCTCCTGCAATCAGGCGCATACACGCGGATCGACATTCAATCTATCGTCAAAATGACGACGGGCGGCACGAACAAGGCGATCAAGCAATTGCGCGATGAACGCCGGGTTTACATCGACGGATGGGAGCGACGCGACGGGCGATCAGGGAACCATCTACCGCTTTATCGAGCAGGCAGAAAGCGCGATGCCGCCCCCCTTCCTCGATTGACAAAATCGGAGACGAGCAAGATCTATCGACGCCGGCATGCGGCGGTTTTGAAGACGCGACGAGCGGCAAGAACGGGGAAGCCGATCAATCCGTTTGCGCAACTTCTGTGGAGCCAGCAATGAAGCATCGAGCCACCAAGCGCGAAAGCGCATACATGGGTCGCGTCGCCGAAATGGCTTGCATCTGCTGCACCCTTCTCGATCGCCATCAGCAGTCTAAGACCGATGTGCATCACATTCGCACCGGGCAAGGTGGCGCGCAGCGAGCGGGGAATTTCCTTGTGCTGCCGCTCTGTCACGACGACTGCCACCAGGGGCCGAACGGCATCCACGGCGACCAGACGTATCTGCGCATCCTGAAATGCACAGAACTTGACCTTTTGAACGCAACGCTCGATCGCCTCAACTCATGAAAAACACAATCAACATCGGCCGTCAGCCGGAAACGATCTCTCCGCACGAGCTGGCAGACGCCATGCAGGCAGGACGCGCCTACTCGCAAGAAGAAGTAATGGGCTTGCTGCCGGGACGCCCACGCGCCTGCGTGCGCGACACGCTGCATTTGATGGTGCAAAAAGGCATGGTATGGCGCAACAACAGCAAGCGCGGCGCGATCACGTTCGAGTTATTGGAAGGTGAGCAACTTCGGGAGGCGATCGACAGCAAGACGAAGCGCGCCGAACCGCCCGCATGGATGAGCAAGAACCTCGTCGGCTACGAGCGATCGCAGAACGGCTTCCGCGATCTGTGTTTACTCGCGCGAAAATAATACATCAGACGCTTGCGTTCCAGATACGTCACAGGTATTATTCATCGCAATGCAGGAACAACAATAACCACACAACAGAAGGAACCAGCATGCACAAGAACTCGACTCGCTTCTTATTACGCACGTCCGTCTACGTGGCCGCCTTCTTCACACACGGCCGACAGAGGTTATAGCGTCGGTCGTATCTAAAGCAGACAACCACGCCCCGGTGCTACGCGCGCCAGGTTAGCGAAACACCTATTGCGAGAGAGAAATGACTGACGAACAGATTGCAGCACTGCGCAAAGCATCAGCCGTGCTATGCGGAACCGGCTATCACGACGAGGCCAGCGTCATCAATGGCCTTCTCGCCACCCCCGCCCCTCTCTCAGATGAACCGGTGGCGGTGGAATGCCGCAAGTGTTTTCGGTGCGGTCACGATGCTCATCTTGGGCAGTGCGTGAACGTAGCGCCGACTCCGAGCGACAAGCAAGAGGCGGTGAATGGCATCCCGGCAACCCTTCGGCATGACGAAGGTGCAATTGCTCGCTGCTCCTACTGCGGTCGCTATTCGCTCGACCCTAAGACGCTGAGCAACCGTCAGCCGAAATGCGACTGCGGCGAGCAGCATGGATGGAGCGGAAGTTTCAAGAAGCCCGGCCCTGATTCGAAATGGAGCGGAGCCGCCCCTCTCGCCCAGTCCGCAGAGCAAGACAGGATTGATGCGGAGCGGTATCGACATATTCGAAAGATGCTAGACCCTCTCTTCTCGGCGGAAGAATACGACGCCAACATCGACGCCGCGATCAAGGGAGCGAGCAAATGACGGACGAACAGAAAGCAGCGCTCGATCTGGCAATCCTGAATCTCAGGACTCACGGCGACGATCAGTTGCTTCGTGCTGTCGAGCCGCTGATCGAGTTTTACGAATCCCGTGTATTGGCGGAGAGGAAGGAGCCGGTTGCGTGGGTCCGCTATCGCAGCGACGGCGGATTCGAAGGCCCGATCATGGACAGCGACGCGCGGATGTGTGACACGCGCAGGAGCTTTTGGACGCCGCTGTTCACCCACCCCACGCCGGATGATGCAAGCATTCAGGAGCGAATCCCGAAAGGCTGGTGCCTCTATGCATGCGATTTCTCTATTCAAGGTTCGCCGGGCAGCGTGACGTTGAAGAGAGACAAGGAAGGTGTGAGTTGGTGGTTCTCGCTTCCGGAATATCGGCGAGAAAAGACTGATCTTTTTTTGTACGGACGCGGCAAGACGATCGAGGAAGCGCTCGACGCCGCCATCGACCGAGCAAGGCAATCCGGGGAGGAAGGGAAATGAGAAAGCGAACAGTACGGAAATACGTCGCCACAAAAGACGTAATCAGCACCCTTTTCAACGGTGACTTACCGCTACAAGGTGACGAGCGCACGAACGTCCTGACGTCTGTCCATGCCGCCGCCCTATCCCTTGCTCGCGGCGACGGACAGAAAGACGCATGGGACAAACTTGTCTATGCAATGAATATTTCCATCATTCTGTGCGAGACGGCCGGCAATAAGGAAGTCGGGCTGCAAGCGCTCTATGACGCACAGAACGCGCTGATCGACGCCGCGGAACGATACAACACAACCGGGCGGCTCGTGTTTGGGCCTGGCGGATTGCCGGCACTCAATGGCGGCATCCACGTATTTGAGGCGCTTGTCGACACGGTCACGCGAAGGCAGTACGTGCGGGCATCGGATGAGGTTCTGCGGCGGCTGAACGCGGGGAAGGCTGTTCAGATACGCAGGGGACGGGTGACGGAGCGGTTTGAGTTGAGACGCGCTGCGTGATGTACACGGGTGCGCACACGCGCATACGTGTGCGTCACTCCCCCCATTGATGTTTGCGCAAGTATGGACTAGGATTTGCGCACAATAACAGGGGAAGGAACATGACCATCATCGCGGTTGTGATGCAGAAGGGCGGCGTCGGCAAGACGATGACCGCCACCAACGTTGCCGGTACGCTCGCCATGCAGGGCGGTTCTGTGCGCTTGTATGACGCCAATCCGTACCAGTCCAGCGCGTACCAGTGGGGGCAACTGCGTATCGATGCTGAAGTGCCGCAAAACCTAAGTGTGGTGCGGGTCGACCAGAATTACGGTCACGCCGTCACTGCGGATGCGCCGAACTTCGATCACATCGTCATCGACTGCCCGCCGAACCTCGACATGGAGACGCGCGTAGCGATGGCGCTCGCCGACGTCATCTTGATTCCGCTGCGGATAGGCCAGTTTGACGCCTGGAGCCTTGCGCAGACGGCGCACATAGTCAGGCAGAGAAGGGCGACGGTAACGGCGCCAGTGCGCGCTATCGCCTTCGTGAACGCCGTTCCGCACTACATCAAAGCGGAACTCGACGAATCGATCGACGTTATCCGGGAAATGGGAGACTTCGAACTAGGCCCGACGATCGTCGACCGCGCGGCATACCGGAAGGGCGCGAAACTAGGGCTTTCGGTTATGGAGTTGCCGCCCGAATACCGTGATGGAAAGGCGAGCGACGAGTTCGGCACACTGATGGCGGGGGTTCTCAATGGCTAATCCTCCACTGAATCGAAGCGCCGTTGACGCCTTCATCGGCCAGCCGACAAAGCCAGAGAACGAAGCGCAGCCGACATTCCGCGAGCGCGACTCAACGCAGCGTATGGCGGTGAACATGCCGAAAAGCTTGTATGAGGAATTGCGCGCGTTTATGAAGCTGACTGACACGCCAATGTCTGACCTGCTCGTCGAAGGGGCGCGGCGCGAGCTGGCACGGCGGAAGCAGGGCGGCAAGTGATGCAGAGCAAGATCGATACTACCTTTCAGACCATGCAGCGCGATCTTTTTGAGTCTGGGATCGTGGCAGCCATTGGCCCTAACGCGTTTGCCGTATGGCAGTCGATAAAGGCGCATGCTGATTTCAATACGGGCGAAGCGTGGCCAGGAATGCGCAGAATAGGGGAAATGACCGGACTAAGCCTAGGAGCCGTTCACAAGGCCGTAGACGTCCTTCAAGTGTCGCACCTGCTCAGGGTAGTAACGAAGGGCAACCGGAGCCGTGGCAGCACGTATATTGCCCGCGAACGCATGGACGTCAGATTGGGCGACCGCGTGCTTTGTACGATCGTGATCGACTACGTGCCGGCGAAGCTTCGAAAGACCATCGAGGGGATTTCTGATGCGATACAGGGCGACAGAACGCGACCAGAAGCCTTTGCCGACTGCGAGGTCATCCCCGGTGACGGGTTTGTTTGGGATGCCGAGCGCGGCGTCTTGCGAGCATCTATCAAGGCGTCGGAGGTTCCGGAGGGGGATGCGATGAGTTTTCCACAGATCCCAAGTGGCGCCCAAGGCATATTGTTAATATAGATATATATTGTTATGTTCACCCCCGTGAACGCAAACGGTACTTTGCGTTCATCCCGGTGAACGCAAGACCCAAAATACGTTCATCCACGTGAACGCAATCGACCGGCGATTCGTTCACTTATCCACAGATTCTGTGCGCAACCCTGTTGAAAAGAAATGACTGATTGCACCCTTTACCGCGCCGTCTATTTGCCAGATCTCGGATATGTTGTCTACCGCCACCATGAGGGGGCGCCAACGATCGAAGAGAAGGCAAGAAATCACAAGGTAGCCATCTTTGTGACGCGCCTTGAGGCGCAGGATTACTGCGACTATCGCAACGAACAAACCGAGAAGAACGGTACAGACGCAGTTGAGGAAATCGAGCGCTAAATACTATTATGTCAACACGCACAACAACAAAACTTCGACATTGCAAATCGTTAGGTCTGTGGAGTATTATTAATACATAAGGCGTTTAACCAAATTAATAAAAGTGACAGACCATGTTGCCAGCCCCGAAAAAAGCAACGGCAGAAGAATTCGAATGTTTCGCATTCCGGCTTCAGGACATTGACGATCTGGGTCTGTTCTGCTCGGTCGATGTTCGAGAAGAGGCACGGCGACTGCTCGGCATGCCGCCGCACCCCAATTTAATCCCGCCGAAGAAGCAACCCACAACGGTTGAAGCGGCTTAACCGCGGCTGTCCGCGTTTATTCGCGGATCTGCCTGCGCCTTGCCGCGGAAGAACGAGGCCACGCCGAGCACCGCGCCGATCGTCAGCGTTAGATCCGCTGACAACGGAACCGGCTGAACGTGAAAGAGCGGCAGGATGAACATCGACATAACGTAGAGGCCGAACACAAAGCCGATGAACGGGCGCCACGTATAGGTGGGCCAATGATCCGCCTTCGCTTCGGATTGCATCGTCACATTGACGTCGCCGACCGCGTCAGAAGCCGCCTTGATGCTCGCCTGATCGGTCGCCGCCTGGATCTGCGCCATCTGCACCTTGAAGTCGTTGTCCGCCTTCTGGAGCGCTGCAATGGCGTCAGGCGACAGGCCAGCCTGAATCGCCTGCGTGACCTGATCCGTCGTGCCTTGATCGTGACCGAGCACGGCGCCGCTCACCGCACGCAGCGCAGCGCCCGCTACCATGCCCGCGGGACCGCCGACGACAGATAGCGCGGTCGCTAATGTCGGCGCGACGCCACCGAGTATCGATTTCCAGTCCATCACACCCCCTTTCGCATCATGTCGGCGAGGCGTTGCGCTCTGCCCTTTACTTGCGCGGCCCATGCGGACGCCAACATGCCGTCCGCTGCTGCGTCGTATTTGCCCTGACGCATGGCAACGAGCGTGTTCCGGAAGCCGAGTAGTTTCGTGATTCCGAGATTGAACGCCATGTTAGCCAAAGCGCGCTGTCGCACGTCGTTGAGATCCGTCCACCAGGGCAAGTTGCGGTCAAGATCGTGGAACACGTCTTCGAGATCGTCATCGAGCAGCGAATTAATCTGCATGTCGTTGAGCGGATATTTCCAGCCTGCTGGTAGAGGCTTCGCGTTCAGGTTGTGCCCGACGCCAACCGTTGGAATGCCCTTCGTGTCGTTGTACGGCGAATAACGAACGCCCTCGTCGCGGCGCAGCTCGGCGATCAGCTTTTGAAGGTTCTCGTTATTCATCGACATTCGCATCCCCTTTTCGCAGGCGCTTGATCGACGAGTAAATCTGCAATGCCGTGTAAATCACGGACAGCGTGAGCAGCACGCGCGGGAAATTCGCGTCACTCCACGCGAGCGCCGTTGCGTACCACGGAGGCGCGATTTGCGCGACCGTCTGTGCGACGGCTGAAGCGGTGTCTTTCATGGGATCGGAAAAGAAAAAGCCGCCCGAAGGCGGCTTAGGGTTACTTACGGCTGACCTTCTTACTGGTTCACGTTCGCGTGCCAGTAGAAAACGAGGTTGGACGCCTGCGATGCGTTGATCGTTATCGTGAACTGTGTTGACGTAAACGAAGCAAGCCACCAGCGCGCGCCGAGCGTGTCGCCGGCCGGAACCAACTCTATCTGACCATTGCCCGGCGTGACGGCCAATCCATGATTGACGACAATACTGAACGTGCCGGCCGTGATCGTTGCAGTCCCCGTTTTCTCGGTGATGAATCCCGCGTTACCCGAGAGGCTGAAATTGCTTGCGCTGGACTTGCCGAAGAGTGGCGTAGTCGTCGAAGTGAATGTGTTCCCTGACAGGCTGCCACCCGACACGGTCCCAGTAATGCCGATGCCCGTATTCAACTGGACGAACGTATTACCCTGAATGACGATGCCTGTGTTCACTCCAGCGAGCGCAACCGCGGTCGTTACGTGGACGTTGTCGCCGCCAAAAATCGACCCGAGGATGAGAAGATTAGTAACGCCCGTCAAGTTCAGGTGCGTCCCGGTGTTCTGAACATCACCGAAGAAGCACCCGATAATCGTCAGGTTCGCAATAGGATTCGACGTATCGTTCCAAATCTGCGACGGCCCGAGCGACGGCCCCGGCTCAAATGAAGTCCGAAGAATCGTCCAAAAGTTATTCGGATTGGCAATAGCGGTCGTGCAGTAGCTGATCTCGCAGTTGCTTACCGTGACGGCGTTGCTTGCGCCAAGCGAGCCATTCAAGCCGCCGCGGATCGCGCAGTTTGCCCGCGCGAAGATGCAGTTCTCGATGACGTAGCCGCTGACGTTATTGATCGCCACCAGGTTGCCAGCGGTGTTTGTCGTTCCGAGCTGAAGGAACTGGCATCCATCGATCTTGCCCTGCGTGATATTTTGCGGCGTCGCGCAGGAGGCATCGAGCAACGTTCCGCTATATGTGGCGCTCGTGTAGGCAAAAACGATGTCATGGAACGAACAGCCAATCCCGCCCGTGTTGTTGATGCACGAGGTCGAGCCTGATTGCGTGAACTTGATCATCGTGCCAACTGCGTTGCCACCCTGGAAGATGCCCCCGGCGCCACGCAAATGCACGTTGCTGAAGTTCGCCATATTCCATTGGCCGGAGCAGATATAGACGCCTGCCGGGAACCACAGCGTACCGCCAGCAACGTTGACTGCGGCCAATGCGGCATTGATCGCGGCAGTGTCATCCGTTACACCATCGCCTACAGCGCCGAACTGCTTTACATTGACGCGGGTGCGCAGCTCAGACTGCACGGAAACAGGCGTCGCGCCGGTTCCCGCCTGAGTAAATGTAGAATCTGATGCCGAAAGCGAAGTCCATGCGGGAGGCAGGCTAGCTCCGCTAGAGCGCAGAACCTGGCCTACCGTTGAACTTGCGGGGCTGACCAATTGAACGGGTACGGTCGTCGTCATTGTATTTAACCTCGATAATTTAAACCGTTACGCCGAAGCTGCGCCACGTACCCGGCGAGCCACCCGCAACACACACGAAACCAACCGGGACGCCAGCCGAATTGCTGAGGTTCGTATTCCAGACGATTTCACCCGCGCCATGTGTCCCGCTTACCGGCGCGGCGGAACCATACGAAGTCAACTTGAAATTACTGTTCGCGCCAACGACCGTATAGGGCTGATTGATGCCGATGAACGTTTCGTTCGTTGCCGTGTTGAAGTTGCAGCCGGTGTTTTCAACGATACCAACCTGGCCGTATGTAGGCTGCGACTGGTTATACGTATTCCGGTAGAACTCGTTTGTCGCACACGTCGATCCGAGGTAAATGATCGCGTTGCCAGGCAAGGACTGACCGACGTCGTAGAATTCGTTGTCGTAAACCTTGGATTGAACAACGTTCGTCAGGACGATTGGCGTATTCAGCAGGTTCGCGAACTTGTTGCCCTTGATCGTCATGCGCGAAGCGTTGGCAAGGCTGATGACATTCCCGCTCAGCACCGGATACGCAGCGTTCCCAACGATGTTGTCGCTGATGATGAACTGACCAGGACCAGTCAGCGAAATCAGCGCGGCACTAATCTTGGTCCCGCTCAATGCCGTCTTGTGATTGCCCGAGATGATGCAGTTATACATATTGTTCGAACCTGCCACGCCGCTAATTGGCAAGTCATAACCGCAAAACTCGTTGTTCTTGATCGTCACATCACGAACTTCTCGCCCCGTCTGCGCAGAAATATTCGCGTGCAGAAGGATCGGTGTTTCGTTGCTCGAAGTCGGATCGGCCGTCCACGTTGAGTTGTGGATATGCGTGTTGCCAGACCATCCCTGCATGTCGATGCCGATATGTCCGTTCGAGTTCGCCGGAGCATAGAAATCGTTGTGATCCATCAGGGTATCGCCGCCCTGTTGAACCTGAATGCCGATTGTCGTCGCAAACGTGTTGTACAGAAATTCAGCGACACCATAGCCGGCGTTTGCCAGACCGTAGCCGCTCATGCCGACGAAGCTGTTGCGCACAACGTGCGAGCGCGTCGAGTAGTTCAGCAGAACGCCGTTCGTAGCGAGGCCATTGCCATCGAACACGAGGCCGTCGATCTTGGTGTAATACGGCGCGATATTGCCGTTCGCGTACTGAATGGTCAGCATGGTCGTCATGCTGGCGCCCGCCCTAATCGTGCTTCTTCCGGGCGAAACGATGCTGACAGTCCGAATATCGGAGAAATACAGTTGATAGTTCGTGCCGATAACGGGCTGAAGCGGAACCTGAACCGAACACGTCAGCGGCGACTTGATAAGGAACGTTTTGGACGACGGGAAATAGACCTCACCGCCGACGTTCGCAGCGAGTTGAAACGCCTTATTGATCGCGGCCGAATCGTCCGTCACGCCATCGCCGCACGCGCCGAAATTGGGATCTGTCACGTCCCAACGGTGGTTGATGCGGTTGTACAGCGCCGACCCGGGCGCTACGGTGGTATCGACGACGCTTCCGGCAGCCGGCGTATTGATCGGCAGCGTAACGCCACCCTTGACCCATACTTGCAATACGCCGACCGGAATCGGCGCATTGAACGTGAGCGTCTTGAAATTCAGCGTGTAGGTCGTCGGCGATTGCGTGATGCCGTCGAACACAACAGAGACGTTACCCTCTGCGCCGTAGACGTTTGCCAGCGTCAGGACGGTAGTCGTGCCCGCAGTGAAATCCGCGCCCGCGTTGAACACTTCATCGATCAACTGGCCTTGAATCAGACCCGTCGATGCATCCGTAACGATCTGATCCCAAATCGTTACGCCCGATGCGTCGCAAACAACTTGACGATATGTGCCGCTTCCCCATACGATGGCTTGACCCCGACTGTCAAGCAATACGGGGTTGGTGTTCTGGATCGTGCCGGCTTTATCCTGAAACGTCGGCAGCGGGTTGGTCGTTCCGGGCGCGTAGTAATAGACGGACCCGCCCGCCAGAGGCGCGCCGTTTTGATCCACGAACTGAAGCTTTGCGTTCGGCAGAAGCTGCATGTATTGCCTCAATAAAAAAACCCCGCACTAGGCGGGGTCGGGGGAAAAGATGATTGAAGTACTAGACGCTGACGGCAACGTTATTCACGTTGTTACGCGCCCACGCCGCGGGACGGCGTTTGCAATCGACGGCGATAAATTGAAAAGTGCGCCCTCATGGAAGCCGAAGCGGACAGCTCATTGGCTGATCCGCTTCGTATTTCCGCTACTTCTCCCAGTCGACGCGTGGATTGCGAAACGATTCCGCTAACTTATTCGCGGAGCGCCGGTTGACGAACTCAGTAGCCTTGCGCGTGAGCGCTGCGCCCGCCGGGCCAGCGACAGCAGCGCCAAGCGGGCCAAACATCGCAGAGGCCGCGCCGGTCGTTGCTGCGGTCGGCGCCCATATGACCGCCTTTTGCAATAAGTTATGACCTTGCGCCGCGGCGCCGGGGTAAGCCGTTGGCTTCTGCAGAACATGCCCTGCATCGTTCAACGTACGGAACCGGCTCATTTCGGCGTCATCGAAAAGAAGCCCCATGCGCGATCGCTGATCGTTCAGTTGCTTCGTCACTTTTGCCGCATTCCACTCTGCGCCCTGCCCCGCCTTATTCACCCCATCCGCAAACACGCCCTTCATTTCAGAAAGCGCCTGCTGCGCCATCGGCTGAAGTTCGGCTGGCGCGTTTTTCAGAGTGTCGACGATGTGTCGAAGTTGACCAACGGGCATCGAGGTGAGCTTTTGGCCGATCTTTTCGTCGGGCACGGCTTGATTGATGCCGCCCGGACCTTCCTCGTTGAGCAGCGAGGAAATTCCCTTCGGATTGTCGAGAACGTTTTTTCGTTCGGCATGAAGCGCTCGCGCCTGCGCGTACACATCGTCGCCTGCCGACTTTGCCACATCGGAATCTAGCGCCTCCTTGATTTTGCCGATCAACCCCGAATTCTGAGGCGACCACTGGCCGTTGATGTATTGGCGCACACCTTCAGCCTGCTTAGCCGTCATCGGGTTAAAAGTGCCATCAGCGTTGCGAATGCCCTGCTCTTTCAGGTATGCATTGATGCCACGCCCAAGAGCGCCGTTTTCCGCCTTGCCGGCGAAATTCGACTTGGTATCCATCAGAGAGCCAAACGAATCCGCATCGATGCCAGCAACGCCGCCAGCTCGCTCGTCCGCCGCCTTGTAAACACCGCGAACCGCGTTGTCGTAATAGTCGTTGAGGCCGCGCAACGGGTCGCGAATGATTTGACCAACTTCCTCCGGCGAGGCGCCACGCGCGCCGGTATCGTGCGAAATTTGCTGTGAGTAATTCTGGAGCGCAACCCGCTCCTTGTCGAACTGAGCACGCAACACCTCGCCTTGCGGCGTGTCCGTCTTGGCGAGTTGGTACTCATTGCCGGCCGTGAACTTATCGCCAGAGATTGCGCTTGGGCGATGGTCTTCCAGGCCAACCTCTCGCATCAGGTCTAGATTCTTCTGCTGCTGATCAGGCGCAAGCTTCGCCTTAACCGTGGCCGGCGCTGAATCGTCGAACTTCGGAATCTCGACAGGAGCGGGAGGCGTCGGCGCTGGCGCAACCTTGCTCGTCGAGTCATTCGCCGCCGCGCCCTTGCCAACGGCTTGCGTTGCCGGGGCTTGCGGCAGATCCGGGCGCCCCGCCTGCGCATCATTGACCGCGGCGCGGTTAAGGCCGATAGCATCGTTCGCAGCCGGCGCGCGCGCGATCGTTGCAGCAGGTTTCGGCACGGCCCCGCCTTGCTCAACCTCGAGAAGAGCCGACAGGTCGTTCGCAGCGGGCGACACCGGAAGGCGTGAGACGTTGGCCTGCGGCAGGCCCTGCGGAACTTGGCCGACTCCACGGTTAGCGAGTTCGATGCTACCCGGCGTGGGCACCGGAACATCAGACTTGCCAAGCGCCTTGACGAGAGAATTAGCGCGCCCCGCCAGTTCGGGTGCGACAATCTGCGCCGTCGCGCTAGGGATCACATCGTTGAGCGTCGCCATAAACGGCGATTGACCCTGTACGAAGTTCTGCTTATAGCCTCCCGCGACAGCCTGCACCGGCGCCGAGTTCACAATCGGGCTGAGTGCGTTATTGGCGACGCGCGCAAAGTCTGCGTTCGCTTGCTGTCCACCCTCCGTCTGCGGGCGATACGTGAGCGCATTTTGTGTGCTCTCGCCGATCTGCTTCGCCTGATCGAAAGAAACACCCGGCAGCGCCGCCGCTCCGAGGCGAGCAATCGTTCCGATAGGCGCCGCAATAGCGCCCGTCGCGGCAGTCAGAAGCGGCTCGACAGCAGCGCCGGCCATGTTCTTGATCGACCATTCCGGCGTACCCGACTTCGGCGACTGCGACGCCTGCGCAGGCTGAGCGGCGGCCTTCGTCGCCATGAGTTTGCTAAACGGATCGCCGCCAGCAGCAGCCGGCGCGGCCGAAGTTGTCGACCCGCCAATGAGCTTGCTGAACGGGTCGTCGGCCGCCGATGCGACGCCAGCCGTAGGCGGCAGACCGGGAAGCGCGGATTGCGCCATTGGCTTTCCTTGATAGTTGGCGGAAATGCGCTTGACGTAGCCCTGCGTTTCCGGGAAGTTCGGGATTCCTCCCGCCTTGTCTACGGCGCCCGGCCCCGCGTTATAGGCCGCTAGAGCCGTATTCACGTCGCCGTATTTGTCGAGCATCTGGGCCATGTAGCGAGCGCCGCCCATGATGTTCTGAACTGGATCGCTCGGATTCGAAACGCCCATCTCCTTAGCGGTTGCCGGCATCAACTGCATCAGGCCGGTCGCTCCTTTCGGAGATACAGCGTTCGGATTGCCCGAGCTTTCCTGAGTCATCATGGCCTTCAGAAGCTTCGGGTCTACGTTGTATTGCTTGCCCGCAGCCTCGAAAGCATCGTCATAGTTCGCCATTATTGGGGACCGTTGATATAGCCGTTTTGGACCGCCCAGTTATATTGCGTGCGGAAGGTTGCTTGCTGCTTCGGATTCATGCTCTTGACCATCGCCTGCACCTTGGTCGGCTCCATCTGGTCGGCAACGAACACGCGTGGGTCCATCGTCGAGCCAAATTGCGACTTCCACTGACCGTATTGAGACGGTTGCAGGCCGGCGCTTTCCCACGCCTTCATGCGCGCCTGCTCCATGCGCTCAAGACCAAGGTTCACCTTCACCACGTCTTGCGCGGCAAGGTTGGAGATGTGCGTATTTCCGTTGCCAGCGATAGCCGCAGCGAGCTGCGAGTCTGTTCCATGCCCGAACGAAGCCGCCTTCTGCTGCGCGTACTGCGTGAGGTACTTATTCGCCTCGTCGTAGGACGCAACCTTGTCAGCAGGGCCGCCAAGCGTTGCAACCAAGCCTCGAACTGCGTTCAGCTTGTCGGCGCCCGTACCTGTCTGCGCCTTCGAAAGTGCATCGCCCGCGTTTTGCAGCATGTTCACGCGCGTTCCTGACTGCGCATTCGACTGCTGATCGGCTGACAGCATGTCGCCGCCTGCCGCGTTCACCTTCTGTTGCGCCTCTACAGTGCCAGCGGCCGGAGCCGTCTGGAACGATCCGCCAGGATAGCGCCCGTTTCCGCCGTCGCCAGATCCGCCTTGAGGCTGCGCTTGCGGGGGAAGAAGCCCGCCAACGCCGGTTTGCTTCATGACCGAAGCCGTAGGAACCTTCGAGTGCGAGCCATCCGGGTTGATTACATCGACCATCTGCGCCGCCGTTTCTGGACCGACCGTGTTTTGGAAAACGGTCGTCGGAGTGACCTGGCCGGAAACTGGACTCTGGTTGTAGAGCGTCGTTCCACCGCCGGTGCTGACGGCGCCAGTCTTCGGAAGCATGATGCCAAGCTGCTGTGCAGCGCCCGATGCTTGCGCAACGTGATTCGCCGCCCACTGTTGCAATGCACCCTTCGGCGCGTCTGTCCCAGGCATATCGGCGAGTGCTTGCGCCGCGATCTTTGGCGTAATCTGCCCGCTATCAATTGCGCGTCCGATTGCGGCTGTTACATCAGACGCGGTTGCGTTCGGGTTGTTCGCGATTGCCCCGGCCGTCTGATACGCCCACCCAATGTGCTTCGCGGCGCTGTCTAGTTGCTCGTTTCCGAGTGCGACATCACCACGCGCGAGCGTTTGCTGCTGCTGCTTCTGCGTGTTGATGCCCTGAACCACTTCGCCGAGCTTGAAGCCGGCCGCAGGGTTCTGGCTGATGATCGCCATCAGCTTGTTATTGTCGACCTGACCTGTCGTCGGATCGGTTGCCTGCTGATAGGCGGCAGAGATAGCGCGATTTGCGTCTAGCCCCTGCTGCGCGGCTTGGCCGTTCGCGTTGTAGGCGCGAAACTGCGCGACCTGCAACGCCTGTTGAAGCGGGTTGATAGGCTGCGGCGCGTTCGTGTTGAGAGCGATACTAGTGTCAAGTGGCATCGTTATACCGTGAAGTAGTTCGGGTTGCCTGCCGCGGTCGTGCCGTAAGTTGGGTTCGCCGCAACGGCCGACGATGCATTGTTGTTCAACAACCCATATGTAAGGGCCGAACTGCCGACGCTGTTCAGCGCCCCACTTAGCGCATTCGACGAGCCGATCGTCCCGGCCGCGCTCGCATTAGCACCGCTCGTCAGCGTATTGCCGATGTTGCCGGCCGACGCAGCGCCTAGCGATCCGTTCGTCGCTGCCGCGTTCTGCCCGTTGCTGACAACGCTCTGCAGGCGGTTCACGTTGTTAGACGCCGTGTTGTAGTTCGTCTGGAACGTTTGCAACGCGCGGTTGTAGACATCGTTGTACGTCGAGTCAGCCAACCCCGTTGCGTAGCTCGATGCGCCTTTAAGCGCCGCCCCTGAAGTACCAAGCCCGCGCGCCGCTGCGCTGTTTTGCGTCGCCTTCAGCCCTTGATTGAGCGTGAACTGATACCCTGGGGTCGCCTGCGCTTCTGCCGCTGTTGGTGCGCTGAACTGCTGCGTCAGCGTGGGGTTCGACAGCGCATCCTTTAGCGGGTTGATGTAGCTAGAACCCAAGTCCATATAGGGCTTGAGGTTTGCCTGCGTCTGCTCCCACTGTTGTTGTTGAATCTGAGCGGCATTGTTAGCTGCGTCAGCCTGCGTGTTTGCCGCGCTCTTAGATGCGCTCGACGAGATCGCAGCACCACCGATCGCGCCGGCAGCGGCGATAGAGCCGCCAATAACGATTGCCATTAGTTAGCCCTCAAAGCCATTTGCCATACAGTTTTTCGACCGGCTCAAATTTCAGGAATTCGAACAGCGCGCTCGCGTCCTGCTTTACCTTGCTGCTGACAACCCAATAGTTGACACCGCGCCGCTTCAGTTCCTTTTCCGTGAACCGGAACAGCTTTGCGCCGTCCCATCCGCCGCGCTTGTCCTTGCGCAGATAGAAGATATCCAGATGACAGGTAAGGCACGTTTTGTAGTGAAGGCCTGGTGCGATAAATCCGATGAAATAGCCGACCAATTCGCCGCGCTCACGCATCGTCACGAACAGCAAGCCGCCGAGCCTTTCGCGCTCGATGTACGTTGAGAACTGCGGATCGAGCGGGAATCCCGCATCCCTGTGCAGAGACAATTCTTCGTAGTGGACAGGAAGCAGCGCCTTTAGTTCTGGCAGCGTTTCTTCGAAACTCTCGGCGGCGATCGTTATCATTTGCAAGCCTTGATATCGACGATCAAGTGAATGCGATCGTCTGCGCTGTTGTTGATGACTGAATGCATCGACGAGTTATCGAACCACCATACTTCGCCGACGCGCATCTGAACCGTTTCGCCGCCCGCGTGGAACACGGAGCCGGGAAGCGATTGGAGGACGATGTGATACCGCTCGAAGTAAGCCGCGTGATCTCCGCTATCAACATGCGGATCGATAACGGCGCCCGGCTTCAGCTTCGTGATGATGCAGCGCCCCAGGCGTTCTCCTTCAACGCGGGCCATCAGCGCGAAGATCAGTGCGCGAGCCTGCGGAAGCGCATAGAACGCCGGGTAATTGATGGATTCATGCTGATCCATCACATGCGCCGGATCTGCGGTTTCCTCGTATGTTTTCAGGTCATTGAACCGAAGCCAAATGTCATCGACTTGCGTATGCGGCGAACTCTGATGCGTCGTGCGCAACAAGTTTTGATTCCACAATTCAGGGCTTCGCGCCAGCGCAGAAAGAAGCGGCATCACGTCGACGCCTTCAGCGATCTTCAGGAAGTTTCTCAAGCGCTATCCTTTACGTATTCGATCCCGCTTATGCTGATCGAGCAGCCGTTACCGTCCGCGTAAAGCTGCGTGCCGGGTTCGAGTTTGTGATTGACCAGCTCAGGGAACTGCGCGGTCGCGCCGGCGCCTATGTTCTTTGACGCGATGCGCGTCGTCCCGTCAGCGGAGCGGCCAGCCGGAACCTTGTAGACGTTGAGCGTCACGACGCCGCCAGTCGGGTTGTTCGCGCTTGCCGCCTGAATAGATGCCGACGTAGCGGTTGCTGCGGTGTACAGGCTAGACGCGGCACCGGTCAGCGTCGCGCCCTTCACCATTTCTTTATATGTTGTTGTCATGCCTTACCCTCGTGCATAGACTGTCTGCGTGCCGACAGGGATCGCAGATGTGAACGTGATCGTCGTTCCGGCGATCGTGTATTGGTCGCTGCCCTGGAATACGCCGTCGAAATGCACCGTGACGGCCGCGGCGTTCGCGTATGCCTTCGATAGCGTCAGGCTCGTCGTTGTCCCAGGCGTGAAACCAGTTCCCGAGACGAATCGATCTTCAACCGTCGCCGTCATCGCGTCGAGCTTCGCCTTGTCCGCACCCGACATGAAGCCGTTCGCCGTTTGCGTAGCGACTGCATGAAGATCCGGCGCGTCCTGTATGCCGTGCGTCGGGACGAACGAATCAGGCTCGCTCTGCGTCACCGCGCCAGCAAGCACAGAAAGCGTCGCCTCGACGTCAGCAATACGCAGCGCGGCCCCGTAATCGACCGGCACCAGCGAGGCGATCTGTTGAGCCACTTCCGACAGTTCCTGAGTCGATCCGCTATCTCCCGATGTGCCGCCAGTTCGATTGAAAAGCGCGATCAGAAGCTGGAACCAGACCATCGAAAGCCGGCCCGTCTTCGGGTCGACCAGCGGCACGCCGACGTCTGGAAAGTTTGTCGGCGTGCTCATGTCCTGGCCCTCGACACATCGACCCATGCGCCGTTAAGCGCAGTCTTGACCGGAGCGGACCATGACAGCTCGAACACGCGATCGCGCGCATAGCCGAGGCGCTGCCATTGAATCGACGTGAGGTATTCGCCAGCCCTGCCAAGCGAGTTTGTTACCGCGTTTCCCCAACTGCGCCCGCGGTCATCTGACCAGCGCAGCCGAATCTCAGGCTCTGCGGAGTCGCCGGGCAGGCCGTTACCGACTTCCATATCCGCGATGAATTGCCGGAACAGGACGCGGTTTCCATCGGCTCCGCTGATGTGCGGGAAGCCTCGAACGCAGAGCAGCGGGTTACCGTTGTCGGTATATGCGTTCTGGTCGAGCGCGTACACCTTGCCGGTTTCCCAATCGCCAACGAGGTTTTGGCCGCCATTGAACGAATAGCAGTTCGCGCGGTGCCGGCTGAATGTGCCGTCTGCCTCCAGATATCCACGCTCAGCCCATTGGCCCGTTGCCGTGTCGAAGCACCACGTCTTATTGGCGGTCGGGAACGTCAGCACGTAGAACGCGTGGCCGCCTTGCAGGTACGAAAAGCCGATCGCGTCGTCTATCCGGCTGTACGTTAGAAACTCCTGCTCCATCGCGTGTGTCGAGATCCGCTCAGCCGCGTAGTTGCGGCCGGCGAAAACAACGCCCTGCCCTTGCAAGTCTTTCCCGACCCAGAACAGCGCGAGATCGATCTTTGCGACCGAGTGCTTCGCAGCGCATCCATGCTCGATGTACACACCCGGCATGCGGCCGAACGTGAAATCTGATGCGCCGGTGTTGTACCAAACTTCGGTTGTCTGCTCGCCGAACAACCAGATTTCACGGTGCATCACCGCAAGCGTTACTAGATTGTCTGCATACGTCGACTTCGACGCGATATCGAGCGAATCGAACGTAATGTCGTTGTATTTCGAGATGTAGAAGTGCTGCGTGCCAGGCTGATTGAACACGAAATAGCCGTCGACATAATCCACGCGATCAGCCCCGTAGAAAGCGGGGTCAGCGCATGGGATCATCACATTGGTTGTGATATCGAGCGTGAATCCGTTCTTGGAACCGTCGACAATGAACGCGTTCGTCCCGTTGTCGACCATCGACACAACGCCCGAAAGCGTGGAAAGCGCGCCGATCTGCGTATAGACGTTCGACGAATCCACGTAGTAGACATTCATGCCGACCACTTCGTAACGCTTGCCATTCGATGCCGTGTAGATGCAACGACTTTCCGCGGCAATGGGCGGCGTCGAAACGAGCGTGAGGCCCGGTGTCGGGTAATACGTGAACTGCGCGGCCGAGTCTTGCGGGTTCTGCTCAGCGTACAAATTGACCGACCGCTGTGCGTTAGCGATGACGCTTTTCGCGGTGTACGCACCGCCAGTCAGAGGAATCCGCATCAGTAATTAGAGCCGCTGTAGATGTTGTAACGCTGCTTCGAGCCGAGGCCGCGAGGCATCGTCATGGACGGGATCTGGCTGTTCATCCGCTTGACGACGCGCTTTGCGTTCATCGCGAGGCCAATTAGCGAACGCTGCGGCTCGATCTGATACGACGGCGCGAGATACAGGCCAAGGTTGTAGCGAATCGCCGCCATGTACTCAGGCGGCAGGTTGATGACTTGCCCGGGTGCCGTGAACTGCGGCAGCGCTTCCATCGTGACGATATGAAGCTGAAACGTGCTGTCCGGGATCGGGTAATACGTCAGGTTTCCAAGCGGGAAAGCCGGGTCGTAATAGGCCCACGCAGGGAACGATTGCAGCCCCTTCAACGCCAGGCGCGAATAGTCCTCCATCGACTCGATAATCCGAACCGGATAATCGATCGGCGTCGAGCTGCCCGCATTGAGCCGCGCATATGCTGCGCTGATCTTGATCGGCCGCTGAACGTTGAAATCACCGCCAGTGCCGATCATGTACGTCTGTTTCCCAGTCGACGGAATCGCCGTGTCGACAAGGTGATAAACAGAGAGGCGTTCGCCCTGCCACTGACCGAGCATCATATTTAGCGTGGCAAGCGCGTCAGCCGTGTCTTCAGCGCTTGCCGCCTGCCCGATACCGAGTGCGCCTATGTCCTTCAGCGCGAGCGTGATGAGGTCAACGGCGGTCGTCATTAAGCAGCCTCTAGTGCGGCCCGGATCTTGTCATCGGACCATCGTTTGTCGATCTTCACGCCCTTCTCTGCCGCGATCTTCAACAGGGCTTCGCGCGTGTCCACGTCGTCAGAGCCGAGCAGTGCGGATTCTTCTTCCGCGTTCTGCACAAGCTGATCGCCAATCCATTTCGGATATGCGGCGAATTCCGGCTTCTGCTCGCGCGGCACAGGCGGCACGTATTCAGGCACCGTGAAGCCGGGAAGCGCGTCTAGTTCGTCCTGGCTGTTGACGATGCGTTGCGCACCATCAGGGCCAGTTGCCCACGCGGGGAATTTTTCGTATGCCATCAGCTCGTCAGGATGAAAAACCCCCGCCGAAGCGGGGGCCGATTGCTGAATCAACACGATCAGCGAACGATACGGCAGGCGAGTTCCGGATACACGGCCGCCCATCCATAAAGGACGTCAATTCTACAAGGAACCGTGTCGGTACCGATCGCGTACTGACGCGAGATACGCATCGAAATGCCCTTGTGCATGCGACGCGCGCCCCATGCGCCGTACTGCGACACGTCCTCAAGGTCCGCGGTCACGAGCGTGAACGCGTCCTTGTGGTACGCGAGGTTCGCGCTGTACTGCGTCGACGGTGCAACATCCCACGTCACAACTGCAGCGTTCGCCGGGCCAGCCGAAACGGTCTGGTACTGCTGGTTGCTTGCCGCGGTGTTGATCGCCGGGAAGATCGACAGCGTTGCGTTGCCCGAGCCGTCAGCCGTTGCCGGTGCGGTCACGGTGAACTTGCGCAGCACGCCGGTCGACTGGCGGTTCTGCGGGTTCACGGCGTAGACGCCTGCGATCTGGAACGTATCGCCCTTCGCGACGGTTGCGGCAGCACCGAGGCCGGTAACGGTCAGCGTCGAGCCAGTTTGACCAGCGCCGGAAACGGTGCCGTTCGTGCGCGTGCCGGACGTGAACACGTTAATGTTCTGGTCCATGCCGATATCGAAGCCGAGCGACGAAGCCTGGAAGATGCCGGATTCGTACTGAGCGCCGATCGAGCGCGACGGATTGAACAGGCCGGATGCGGCCTTGACCATCGATGCGTTCGTTGCCGGGTCCCACACGACCGTGCGGCTGCCATCACGCGGCGTTGCTTCGTTGTCGAGCACGCTGCCAGCGGAAAGCAGCGTTGCGATATCGTTCGGCGTGGTGCCGACCGTGCCGACGTTGTTCGCGACGTTTGCGGCGAGGCCAAGACCGTCGAAATCGATCTTGTTGGCGATGGTCGCCATTGCCGGCTTGATGTAGCGATCAGCGAACTCGTCGACAACCAGCGTGAGTTCTTGCGAGCTGAACGTGAAATCGACGTGGAACTGAGTCGTCAGGCTGATCGGCAGCGACGATTCGTTCACGTTTTCGATGTTCAGGTTCGGGCCGGTCGTACCGACGAAGCGGTTCGGCTTACGCGCGTTGACGGTCGAACCGATCTTCGCGCCGCTCACGGCGAATTCCTTGCTGTATTCGCGGTTTGCGCGCGACGAGAACGTGAGATTGTTCTCCAAGATCATCAGCGATTCGTCGAGGATCTTGGTCGGGGTAAGAAGCGTATTTGCCATCTAAGTAATCAGCCTTTGTTTCGTTTCTTCCAAGCGATGTATTCC